ATCCCGGATGGCTAAAAACGGAACGGCTGTGCTGAAATCAGAACATAGTAATAAGGATAGCGCCTCCACGAAGGAGAAGACCTGGCCGGTGGAGGTCTGGCCCCTCGAGAAGATCGTCCCGTATGCCAACAATCCGCGGGACAACGAGGCCGCGGTCGACAAGGTGATGGCCTCGCTCACCCGGTTCGGCTGGCAGCAGCCCATCGTGGTCAACACGAAAGGGATCATCCTGGCCGGCCACACGCGCCTGGCCGCGGCCAAGCGCCTCAACATGGTATCGGCGCCGGTGCGGGTGGCCAACAATCTCACCCCGGACGAGGAGCGGGCCTACCGCCTGGCCGACAACCGCACGCACGAGGACGCGTCCTGGGTAAAGCCCCTGCTGGCCGCCGAGCTGCGCATGCTCCGCGCCGCCAACTTCGATCTGATCCCCACGGGCTTCGAGGTCGACGAGGTGCTGGCCATCCTCAGCGCCGACGCCATCGTGCCCGAGGCCGACGAGGACGTGGTGCCGAAGGCCCCCACCGTGCCCGAGACGAAACGAGGGGACCTGATCACGCTCGGGGACCACCGCCTGCTGTGCGGGGACGCCACCAAGGCCGAGGACCTCGACTGGCTCATGCTCGAGGAGCGTGCCGATCTGATCTTTACCGATCCCCGGTACAACGTGGCCTATGAGGGCGCGGCCGGCACGCTCAAGGGTGACGACCAGAAAGACCAGGCCTTCCGCGGGTTCCTGCTCCGCGCCTTTGAGCAGATGTTCCGCTGCGCCAAGGGCGGGGCCTCGATTTACGTGGCGCATGCGGACCGGGAGGGCTTGAACTTCTACCGCAGCTTTCGCGAGGCCGGCTTTAAGCTGTCGAACTGTTTGGTCTGGAGGAAGAGCTCGCTCATTCTGGGCCGTTGCGATTATCAGTCGCAGCACGAGCCGGTGCTGTACGGCTGGAAGCCCACCGCCTCGCACAAGTTCTACGGAGGGAGGAAGCAGACCACGGTGCAGAACCTCGGCCCTGACGTGACGGTGGAACGCACGGCCGAGGGTGCGTGGAAGATCCTCATCGAGGGCCGGCAGTTCATTTTTACTGGCGGCGAGCTGCAGGTGCAGGAGCTGCCCACCACGGTGCTCTACTGCGACAAGCCCACGGCCCCGGAACACCCCACCATGAAGCCGATCGCGCTGGTGTCCCGGTTCCTCAACAACAGCAGCATCCCGGGCCAGGTGGTGCTCGATCCCTTCGGCGGATCCGGCTCGACGCTCATGGCCTGCGAGAAGTCCGGCCGCAAGGCCCGGCTGATCGAGATCGAGGAGAAGTACTGCGACGTGATTGTGAAACGCTGGGAGACCGCAACCGGCAGAAAGGCTAAACGCAAATGATCACTCTGAAGTGGCGCATCGGCACCAAAGTCCCCATCAACGTCTACGAGGGCGACCGCCCGATCTGCCAGTGCCACACGGTCAGCGATGCGAAGCGCATCGTTGCTGCCATGAACGCGTCGGACGTTTCCCGTGCAGCCCCCCTCGGAACCTGTGATGTGGCCCATGCGCTGGGCGGCCGTGCCCTTCACACAGAGCAGACCAATTGCCTGAACTGGCGGGAGTCCGAATGAAGACCACCCCCGGCTTCGAATGCGACGTGTGCGGTACTCCCAAGCGCGACACAAATCACTGGTGGAAGGGCTACCTGGTGCCGCGCCAGGGCAGCCTCCACCCGGCCGGCCTGCTGATCGTAGCCTGGGACGTGGTGGTGGAATCGGACGCGGCCATGCATCTGTGCGGGGAGTTGTGCGCAACCAAGAAGCTCTCGGAGGTCATGGCCAAGCCGCTACTCATCCCGGCCGATCAGCCGGCATTCCAGCCGGCCGTCCAGCCCGTTCCTGCCCACAGCGGCTTCGGAGACACCAATATCACGCTGCCCTGAAAGGGTTCCAGATAGTGAATGCCGCAACTCGTCAGCTTCGAACAAATCGCGCAGCTGCTCGACATCGGAGCCCAGAGTGTGAACGGCCTGGTCAAGAAGGGCATGCCACGCGAGGCCCGCGGCCAGTACGACGTCGGGCGGTGCTTTCACTGGTACGTGCGCTACCTCCACGTGCAGATGCGCGGCAAGGGTGGCACGGAGAAGGACGGGGAGGCCAACACCAACCTTCGCGCGGAGCGAATGCGGCTCCTCAAGGCCCAGGCCGACCTCAGCGAGCTCGATCTGCAGGAGCGCAGGGGCAAGATCATTCCGATTTCGCTCTACGAGAAACTGCTGATCGGCTGGGCCGTCACCATCCGCCAGCGCGTGCTCGCGCTCCCCGCTCGCGTTGCCACCCTGCTGGTGGGCCTCGACCGGCGCCGCATTCACGACGTCCTCGAGCGCGAATGCCGCGAGCTGCTGTTGATTCTGCAAAGGGAGGCGCATGGGGACCGTAACTCTACTGCCGGAACAACAGACGGCCCTGTGGCACGCGGACGTAAAGATAAGCGGGTTTTTTCCGGCGCCCGAGTTCCTTAACATCAGCCAGTGGGCCTCCGAGAACCGGATCATGCCCAAGGGCTCGAGCAACCGCCCAGGGCGCTGGGTTTCCGAGCCCTACCAGGTGGCCATGATGGACGCCATGCTGGATCCCGAAGTGCGCGAGGTGGTCTGCAAGAAGAGCACGCAGATCGGCTGGTCGGACGGTGTTCTGAATAACATCATCGGATATTTCATCGACCACGATCCGCGGCCCATCATGCTGGTGCAGCCCGGCGAGCTCGACGCCAAAGGCTATTCCAAGAAGCGCATCGCGCCGATGATTCAGGCCTGCCCGTCGCTGCGCGACAAGGTCCGCGAGAACATCTCGCGCAAGGGCGGCAACAGCATCCTGCTGAAAGAGTTCGACGGCGGCTTTCTCAAGATGACGGGCGCCGGCAGCGGCAAGGGGCTGCGCGGCGACCCGGTGGCCATCCTGCTCCTCGACGAGATGGATGCCTACGACGAGGACGTGGATGGCGAGGGCGACCCGATTGAAATCGCCACGCGCCGCACCGATACCTTCCCCGACGCCAAGATTTTCAAGGGCTCGACGCCGGCGAAGCTCAAGGGCCAGAGCAAGATCGACGAGGCCTGGCTCTCGAGCAGCCAGCAGATGTATCACGTGCCCTGCCCGTTCTGCGGGTTCATGCAGCCGCTGCTCTGGCGCGACCCGGACACGGGCGAGTATTTGCTGCTCTGGGAAAAGGACGACGCGGGCAAGCCCATTGTGGAAACCGTGCGCTTCCTCTGCAAGGGCTGCAGGAAGGGCATTCCAGAACAGCACAAGCGTGCCATGGTGGAGGGCGGCCGGTGGATTGCGAAGTTTCCCGAGCGCCGCACCATCGTGGGGTTCTACCTGAACGTGCTCTATACGTGCTGGAAGGACGTTTGGGGGGATCTCGCCGTCGAGTGGAAGGCCGCGCAGGAAAACCAGGACAAGCTGAAAACGTTCATCAATCTGCGCCTGGGCGAAACGTGGGAAGGGGCGCAGGGAGATCTGCTCAACGCAAACGCCCTGGTGGCCCGTCAGGAGCCCTACCCGTGCGAGGTGCCGGCGAGCTGTGCGGTGCTGATCGGCGCGATCGACGTCCAGGACAACCGCCTCGAGTGTCTGATCATGGGCTTCGGCGCCGGCGAGGAGGCCTGGCTGATCGAGCACAAGATTATCTGGGATGACCCGGGCCTGGTGTCGACGTGGGACCAGGCCGACGATTTCCTGCTCCAGCCGCGGGAGCACCAGTCGGGCGCGCTGCTGACGCCGTCCATCACGTTCGTCGACTCGGGTTCGCAGGCCGATTCGGTGTACGACTTCGTGGAACCGCGGCAGGGCGCGCGCCGGCGCGTGTTCGCCTCTAAGGGCGTGCAGTACATTTCGAAGCCCGGCCTGGTGTCCGAGGGGACGGCCAAAAAACACGGCATCCGCCTGTTCACGGTGGCGACGTTCGCCGCCAAGGACCGCATTTTCTCGAGGCTCAAGATCGTGCAGCCCGGCCCCGGCTACATTCACTTTCACGAGAAGGTGACGGAGGAGTTTTTCGAGCAGCTGACGGGGGAAAAGAAGATCGAGGTCCGGGACAAGCGCACGCGCTCCAAAAAGTCGATCTACTTTAAGACGTACAACCGGAACGAGGCCCTCGACCTCACTGTTTACTGCTATGCGGCGCTGTTCTGTTTACAAAATGTGATCGACCCGGTCACCTTCCGCGACCTCGGGTTCCTGGCCCAGGCCATCCAGCACACCAAGCAGGGGCTGACCTCGCTGGCGCCCGACCGCAAACGCAAATTTCGCAGCCGCGGCCTCGAATAAACCAACGTTCCTGTTACCCCCAACGTTGAAATTACGGCTTACTAAAGTTCTGCAACCGTGCAATCGTCTGCTCAATGGTTGCCTTCTCCGATCCGCTGACCGAGGCGCTGCGACGCTACGACCTTCTGACTAATGCAGAGGCCAAGATTCTAAGCGGAGAACAAGCGTATTCGCTCGGCGGTCGGAGCCTCACTCGCGCGGACCTCGGGAAAATCCAGGCAGAAATCAAGGAACAGCGTGTTCTGATTCGCTCCTACCAAAAAGGCGGGATCCGCATCCGCGGCGGTGTTCCACTTTCATGAGCATCACCCCCACGCGCCCGCCCAGCATGAATTTCCGCGAAGTTCCCCGGCTCACGTCGGCCGAGGCGCTGGCCGCGATCAAACAGCAGATCAAGCCCAACTGGTTCGACCGATCCGTAGCGTTTCTCTCGCCGAAGCGCGGCGTGGAACGCATGAAGTCGAAGGCGATGCTGGCCCTGGGCGGATGGACGGGTGATTGGGGCGGGTTCCTCGGCGGCGGGTGGCTGGGCGGCCGCGGGGGCAGTTATCCGGGTGGCTACACCGGCGCGCGCAAGAACCGGCGCCAGACGCAGGATTGGCAGATCCGCGTCAACGACGCGAACGCCGACACCGTTTTCGACCTTCCGCTCCTGCGCGATCGCTCGCGCGACCTGTGCCGCAATGCTCCGCTCGCGATCGGCGCCGTCAGCACCGTGGTTTCGAACGTCATCGGCAACGGCCTGCAGCTGCAGAGCCAGATCGAGGCCGAGACGCTGGGCATGGACGACGACAAGGCCGGCGAGTGGATGGCGAAAACCGAGCGCGAGTTCCGGCTCTGGGCGGAGTCGACCGATTGCGACGTCACGCGCACGCAGAACCTGTACGGCCTGCAAAACCTGTGCTTCCGCTCCGCGCTCGAGAGCGGCGACGTGATCTGCCTGCTCCCCATGGACGGGAACACCGACCGCATGCCCTACTCGCTCCGGCTGCAGCTGATCGAGGCCGACCGCCTGGCGAATCCCATGTTCCAGGCGAACACCGTAACGCTCACCGGGGGTGTGGAGATGGACGACGCCGGCGCGCCCATCGCCTACCACCTGCTGAAGCGCCACCCTGGCTCGATCGACCGCACGCAGATGATGCTGTGGGACAGGTACCCGGCGTTCGGCACGAAAACGCAGCGCCGCAACGTGGTGCACCTGTTCCGCAAGCACCGCCCCGGGCAGACGCGCGGCATCCCCTACCTCAGTTCCGTAATCGAGACCATCAAGCAGATGGACCGCTACACCGAGGCCGAAGTCATGGCCGCGGTGGTGTCCTCGATGCTGACCGTGTTCATCAAGACGGAAAACGGCGAGGACGTCTCACCGCAGTTTCCCAGCATGGTGAATAACCAGGGCTCGAGCTCCGGCGCCGCCGTTTCCGATGAGCAAGTGGGCCTCGGCCCTGGCGCCATCGTCGACCTCGGCCCCGGGGAGGAAATCCAGACCTTCCTGCCCAACCGCCCGAACGCCGGCTTCGACATGTTCACGCAGTCCGTGCTCCGGCAGATCGGCATCGCGCTCGAGCTGCCGTTCGAGGTCCTGATCAAGCACTTCACCGCCAGCTACTCGGCCAGCCGCGCCGCAGTGCAGGATGCCTGGCGTTTTTTTAAGAACCGGCGCCAGTGGATCGCGGACGGCTTCTGCCAGCCGGTCTACGAGGCCTGGATGGACGAGGCCGTGGCCATCGGGCGCATCAGCGCGCCGGGCTACTTCGACAAGCCGGCCATCCGCAAGGCCTACCTGCAGGCGAACTGGGTAGGCGACCAGCCCATGCAGATCGATCCGGTCAAGGAGATCGAGGCGGCCACCAAGCGGCTCGACACCGGCGTTTCGACGCTCACGCAGGAGACCATGCAGATCACGGGCGGCGTGTTCTCGGACAACATCCGCCAGCAGAAAAAAGAGCGCGAGATGCGGCTTGCGGCCGGGCTCATCACCAGCACCACGCAGGCAGGCGGGCCGGCGCAGCGCGAGACCA